TGGAATTTTATTTGCATTAATGATGGGTTATGCCACCAAGTCGGATGAATTGATGATTATGTTAGGTTCATTATCAACGGCTTGGGTTGGTATCATTTCTTTTTACTTTGGTTCATCAGCAGGTAGTCAAAAGAAAGATGAACTATTACATCAGAGCACACCAACAACATGAAAGAAAATTACGAATCTGCATTAGCACACGTCCTCAAAAGCGAGGGAGGATGGTCGGATGATAGTACCGATGCAGGAGGAGCCACTATGAAAGGTGTTACTTTTGCAGTATTTAAAGAATTCAAACGTAATCCTCATCTGACAAAAGATGATTTAAGAAACATTAGTAATCAAGATATTCACGATATTTATAAACAATTGTATTGGGATAAAATTCATGGGGATGACCTTCCTGCTGGTGTTGACTACGCCGTATTTGATGCTGCTGTTAATATGGGCGTGGGTAGGGCTGCCAAACTCATACAAGAGGCGGTTGGAGTTACTGCGGATGGCGTGTTGGGACCAGCGAGCTTATCGTCTATTCAAAAGACTGACTCAAAAGAACTAATTGAAAAATTCAGTGAATTAAAAAATAATTTCTACCATGGAATTGTTGAAAGTAGACCTGATCAGGTGAAGTATTTAAATGGTTGGTTGATTCGTGTAGCAGAAGTAAAAACAATTTCAGAAAATATGGTTGTATAAGTAAGAAATATATTAAAATCAATAAAACTGTTTGGGAAAAATGGTTGGCATGATGAACTAGGATAAATTATGGCGACTCAAACCACACCGTCAAACACTAATGCAGCAGCGATGACTTATAATTCGCTGATCTTGGATGTTCAGCAATATTTAGAGCGTAATGATAGTGCTGTCACTAATCAAATTCCTGAATTTATTATGCTTGCTGAGTTTGAAATTGCTCAGCAGATTAAGACCTTAGGTCAGTTGCAAGTGGCTGAGTCTACCATGACGGCTACTAATCCTGTTATTCCTAAACCTGCAAGATGGCGTAAAACAGTAAGTATGAACTTAACTAATAGTGGACAGATTCAGCCTGTTTTCTTACGTAAATATGAATACTTAAGACAGTACAGTCCAAGTTCTACTGCTACAGGAACACCACTTTATTTTGCCGACTATAACTACGATAATTGGATAGTAGCTCCTACACCTGATCAAAACTATCCATTTGAAGTCTTGTATTATGAAAGGCTTGCTCCATTATCTAATGATAATCAGACTAACTGGTTAACACAGAATGCACCGAATGCTATGTTGTTTGGTACTTTGCTTCAAGCTATTTTATTCGTTAAGAATGACCAAAGGCAAATATTTGAACAAAAGTATCAAGAAGCAATGCAAGTCCTCAAACAAGAAGATCAATTACGTCTTGCCGATAGACAAGCGATTGCTATTGAAAGCTAATTATGACTACATCTAATCCTACATATACCAGCCCATTTACAGGTCAAACAGTCAGCCCTTCACAGGTGTCTTATGAGTCTATTTCATTAAGCGCGAATACAACTTTACAGTGGTCAATCAATGGTAATAACCAAAATCAGGTTACTGCCAATATTATTGAGGTATCTGCAACAACAGGCGGATTGACTCTGTATATGCCACCTGCGACACAAGTGTCTACAGGTCAGGCAATGATTGTTAGAAATATTGGAGCAAATACTTTCACTATTGCATCTAATAATAGTGTAGCATCACCTCCAAGCGCTACCATTGTATCAGCAACTGCTGGTGTTGCATATTACATTTATGTCACCGACAATACGACAATTCCTGGTACTTGGGCAACGGTGACGTTTGGCGCAGGCACATCCGCTGCCAATGCAGCAACACTAGCTGGTTATGGACTGACAGCCATAGGCGCAACTCTTAATCAGCAAACCACACCACAAAGTCTAAGCTCTAATTACACTATTCAGACGTCAGCAAGAGCGCAAATTAATGTATGGACAGGCGGGGCAGGCACGTTAACTCTACCTTCTGCATCGACCGTAGGTTCAGGTTGGTTCACTATCTTTAAAAATGACGGAACAGGAATATTAACATTAACTCCGAATGGTACTGACACTATTGACGGTAATGCAAACCAACAATTACAGTTATCGGAGTCCATTGTATTAGTGTCTTATGGCACAAGCTGGTATTCTTATGCTTATGGTCGTTCAAACACATTTGCGTATACTCAATTTTCTCAAGTAGTTACAGGTGGTACATTTACTTTATCCGCAACACAAGCCAATAACACAATACAAACATATAGTGGCACACTAACAAGCAATCAGATTGTGGTTGTCCCTTCTACAGTGCAACTATATACTTTTACAAACAATACAACAGGATCATATAATTTTACTGTAGAAACGACCTCTGCAGGTTCAGGAGCAGCAACAGTCACCGTTCCTCAAGGCTCATCACTTGTTTTAATTTGTGACGGTACAAACGTGTATAATGCTGCTTCAGGATCATCTTCAAACATTACGTCTCTAACACTAGGCAATGGTTCACTTGCTGTACCATCACTTAAATTTCAAGGTGATTTAAACACAGGATTATACTTACCTGCGTCTCAAGAACTAGGTTTTGTAGTGAATAACACTTTAGCAGGGTATTTTAATACCACAGGGTTCTTTGCGCTTGGCGGTATTTACGGAGGTGGATTTTGACCGCCAAAGTAATTTCTTTAGCTGCGTTGCCAGGAATACAGCGAGATGGAACTCAGTTCGCATCTACAAAGTATGTAGATGGAATGTGGGTTAGATTTCAAAGAGGTTTGCCTCGTAAAATAGGTGGGTTTGTAGGTGCATTTCAAAATGTGCCTGAGATTAGTCGTGGTATGGTTAATCAATCCTCTGCAGGATTAAACTATGTATATAGTGGCGGTGCAAGTCAGCTAGTTGCTTATCAAACAGGTAACCAAGATGGCGTAGGGTTCGGACCAACAAACATTACTTTAAATAACTTTTCTTCAAATGCAAATAATCTTTGGCAATTTGATATTGGCTTTGACCCTAATGGTACGGGGAATCTTAACTTAATTGCGCACCCAGGACAAAATTTAAGTGCTATTGATAGCACGGTCAATACGCCTGTATTACTAGGTCAATTTCCATATGGTACTTTAAGCAAAGTAGGAACATTTACCGTTACAGGAAATATCACAAATGCAACAACGATTGTGATTAACTCTGCAAATTACAAGATTGCTAATGGTCAATTAGTGACTGCATCTGGTGGAATTATTCCGTCTAACTGTTTAGTGATCTCTGCAAGTGTTGCCAGTAATGTCACAACTGTAACAACAACAGGTGGAATGACTATCACTTCTAATGCTTCAATTACTTTTGATAATCGATTAGCTGTATCAGGTGGAGCATGCATGCTCTATCCTTACTTATTCATTTACGGGAATAACGGACTAATACAAAATTCATCAGCAGGAGATTTTACAAATTGGGTAAGTTCTGATTCAAATGCCAATAATATATCTTCTACAAAAGTAGTTAAAGGCTTGCCATTAAGAGGTGGTACAACTTCCCCTGCCGGATTATTTTGGTCACTTGACCAATTAACAAGAGTGACTTATGCTCCACAAACAGTAGGCTCATCAACTCTATATTGGCGGTATGATATTATTTCTACTCAGACATCCATTATGTCATCAAGTTGTGTCATTGAGTATGATGGTATCTATTATTGGATTGGCGTTGATAGATTCTTAATGTACAACGGAGTAGTACAGGAAATACCGAATGGCGTCAATCAAAACTACTTCTTTGATAATTTGAATTTTGTTCAACGACAAAAAGTATGGGTTTCTAAAGTTCCTCGTTTTGGTGAGATATGGTGGTTTTACCCATCAGGCTCATCAACTGAATGTAACAATGCGATTATTTACAATGTGCGAGAACAAACTTGGTATGATGCTGGGTTTGCTGTTGGTGCTAATCGATCGGCAGGCACATTTTCAGAAGTATTTAAGTATCCGATTTGGGCAGATTCACAAGTTTATAGCAACAATAAATACACGCTTTGGCAACATGAAACAGGCACAAATCAAATTTATGCAAAGAATGTAGATGCAATTCAGTCATATTTTGAAACACCGCACTTAGGCAATTTAACAGGTCTTGTCGGTTCACAACAAGCGGCAGGATTAAATGTATGGACAAGGCTTGAACGAGTTGAGCCTGATTTTGTGCAAAGTGGCAGTATGAATCTTTATGTGAAAGGTAAAGGCTATGCTGATGACGTAAATGTCACCAGCCAATTATCTCCTTATGTATATGATTCAAGTACACTTAAAATTGACATGAAAGAACAGTATCGTGAAATGAGATTACGCTTTGAAAGTAATACGTTTGACGGAGATTATCAAATGGGTAATATAGTGCTTAGTGTTGACATTGGCGATGTTCGTGGAACTGGTAATCCATAATGACAACAACATTTGATCCTAGAAATCTGACTTGGGACTATTGGTGTGCATCTATGGCGCAACAATTTGCTTCCAATCAGTTAGGTACTGTCACTGAAGATAAGTGGCGTGATTGGGCTTCAGGCATGCAAGGAATAGGGTATTTTGTGCAGAATGGTGTACCTGACCCTAGAGGATTTGAGACTTGGCAAGATTGGGCAAGCCAACTTGTTGGGATTATGAACATAGTTAATACAGATACGAATTATTGATATGCACCCTTACGATATTATTGCAAAAGATGCTGTTAAACATGGGTTAGACCCCAAAGTTACAAATGCGTCCATTCAAACGATGATAGCGAAAAAAATTGCTATGTTAATGGTTAGTAATGAAACGGTATTTTTACTAATTCACATGGGTGAAGGTAAATTTGCAACACGAATTATTTCTCAAGATTCACCCTTAAAATTTATAGAGTCGCTTAAAAAATTTGTTGCTAGAGTTAGGAAGGTTGACGGAATAAAAGCACTATATGGCAATAATGAAGAAAAAGGTATTATTCAAGCATTAAAGAAAACAGGATTAAAAGTAAATAACGCAAATAAAAAAGGTTATAACTGGGAAGTGAATATTCGTAAGGGGTCATTATGAGTAATGTTCCTTCAGCACTTTCTTTAAACACAAGCCAATATGGTGATTTAGTTTTTAATTTAGATTCTAATGGAAAAGTACCAAACAGCGACCCTTATGTTGCAATGATTAATCAAATGACTGCATCAAATGGTGATGTGTATGATTTAATTAATTCCCAATATTACAATCAAGGTGCTATTGATTATAGCCGAAACATACAAGTATACGACCCCCAATTTTTAACCAATGATATGTCTAATGTGCCAATGGTTAATTTTGGGGATTACTTAACCAATCCTGATTGGTGGAGTACATCTACAGGCGGTAATTACAATATTAATCCGTCTACTACGTCAGGTTATTTAGTTCCTGATAGTCAAATATCAAATTACGTTACAGACCCTAATTGGTGGTATGACTATGCTTTAGGGGGAACAGGCAGTAATGATGTTTCACAAGGCGCTATTACAGGAATGGGTTCTTATAACGGTCAAAATGTATATGGTATTCAAACAGGCGACCCATCAGGGCAATACGATTTAGGGACAATGGGGTATATTGACCAAGGCGGTGTTGAAACTACAGGTAGTTATACATCAGGTGGCGGCGGATTGTTAGGTTCTATCGGTAAAGCATTACAACCAATCGCCCCAATTATAAATGCAGTTGCTGCGTATATTAGTCCTGTAGGTGCTTTAGTAGGTACAGTTATTGGTGATGCCATTGCAGGAAAGCCAATTAACCCTACTCAAATAGCGACATTAGCAGCAGGTGCTGCGTTAAATAGTATAGGATTACCTGAAGGCACTACAATTGATTCATCAGGAACGGGTGTTGATGTACCACCTGAACTTGACCCAACTGGAACATTAGCAACGTCTACTCCTAGTGTTAATCCGACTGATGTGTCTGTTCCGACTGATGTGTCTGTTCCGACTGATGTGTCTGTTCCGACTGATGTGTCTGTTCCGACTGATGTGTCTGTTCCGACTGATACGACTTTACCAACTACACCATCAGATGTGACAGGAGCGCTACCGACAACAGATGTTGCACCTACAGTGACTCCTGCCAATATTAGTAATGTAGCTCAAAATGCAGATAATTCATTAACATACACATTTGATGACGGCTCAACAATGACCACAAATGATAGTGGAAATCCGTTAAGCTCAACTAATGCACTAAACCCAATCAACACAACATCCATGGCAAAAGCTGCCATGATAGGCGCTGCAAAAGGAGTTGCATCAAATGTTGTCATGGATGCTATAACAGGAAAACCTATTACTCCGCAAGGGCTTGCAACCGCTGCAGTAACAGGTGGTGCAGGTGGTGTTGCAGGAAATGTTGCAGGTCAACTAGGCGCAGGAACAGTAGGTTCAGGAGTAGCAGGCGGTACAGTAGGCGGTGCAACAGGTGCGCTGTTAAACAATGGTAATGTTGGTCAAAGTGCTTTAAAAGGTGCTTTAACAGGTGGTGTATCAGGAGCTACTAATCAATTATTAAGCGACCAATCAGCACCTGTAACAGCCGCAGGGCAAAGTGTGGCTACAGGCTTAACAAATGCAGCCTTATCAGGAAACACAAATAATCTAGCCCAAAACTTAGTAGGGGGTGCTTTAGCTAGTGCAGGATTAACAGCTGGGTCTAATGCATTATTAAATCCTTCAACTCCTGCTACATCAAATCCTGATGATGCATTTAACCAAGCATTAGTGAATGCTATGCAAAATCCCACGGATATAAGTAATAATCCTACCTATGCACCATTAGCATCTACAGGAACTGTATCTATTGGTTCGGATGTAGGTGGTTCTACAACACCATTAGCCCCCACTGATGTTGGTAAATTAAATCCTGACGGTACTGTAACAATGCCTGATGGAACTATTAATACTTATGATAGCGATGGTAATTTAATTTCATCAGTACCTCCTGATAATTCTTCGCTTTCTAATGACACAACTGTAGTTACACCTTCAAGCGATACGTCATCTACAGGTGGGTCATCGCCCACAAGCGGTGCAACAAGCGGTGCAACAAGCGGTGCAACAAGCGGTAGTGGTAGTGGTAGTGGACCGAGTGGACCGAGTGGACCAAGTGGACCAAGTGGACCAAGTGGACAGGGTGGTGAAACTATA